CGAATACGATCTTTAGTGTTGACTTCCACGTAACGTTTCCATTCATCAAGTGAACACATCAAATGCATAGATTTGAATTGTGTATCTTTTTGATGCAGTGCCTTATTGAGCAAAAATTCAGATACAATAACATCTTCTGCATCTGTTGCTGCCATAAAAACTTGTTCATTACTCATTTTTGGATGATCCCATGTATAACTTCTTAAACCGATTCTTTTATCTTTTTTGATTTGTCTAGACTGTAGAGAATTTCTAGGGCGTTTACCCATTCTAAACAATAAATCATCTAATGATCTTGAAGAATAAACACTCATTTTATTTGCTTACTATTGTCTGCTACGTTTTTATCCTCTCGTAATTCAATAAATGTGGGCAAGAATAAACTTTCTACGTTTCCGCCTTTATCTTGAATACGAGCATTATATTTTACTGTGGCAATTTTTCCTACAGTATAATCAACGGTAAATACATCTCGTTGTTCATCGGAATAACCGGATCCAACATTTACTCGAATTGCTCCATCCGCAGATTCACAGATTAATGCGCCCAATCGATTACTATTTTTACCTGTACCTTTTTCCCAACCAACAATCATAAGATCACATTCAAGTTCTGCTTTAAATTTAACTTGATCTTTACTTCGTTTGTCTTCCCAAATGCCATTCATGGACTTAAGAATAATGCCCTCTTGTCCCTCGTCTAAGAATTTGTTAAATAACTTATTTGCTGTATATTGATTATCAACAGTTACAGTTTCTACAATACTAATTAGATGTTTCAAAGACGACTTCTTTTGAAACTTGCTATGATATTTTACCAAATTACCGAAACGAGTCTTGTATGGCATATTATATTTGCCTCGAAGAAAAGCATCGATAGGAATAACATCCCACAATGTAGCACGAACCATTGTCCCTTCATTCTGGGATTGGGTGCCTTTGATTGCTTTAGTTAGAATGCCATTTCCGGTTTTACGATCAAGCGATTTACCAGTTGTGTCAACCACAAGAAGTTCGCCATCAAATACACAATCAAGACCATACACTTCTGCAAGCCCAATAAATGCCTCAGCAAATAAATCTGAAGCGATATCCAATTGCCTACCATTGCGACTCCTAAATTCTACTTTTCCGCTACGGACGATAGCATTGAATCGCATACCATCCAATTTGAGTTGGACATAGGACGGGAATCCGATTTTGTCAACGAGTTTCTGGTCGAATCCAGAAGCCAGCATGACGGGATACGTCTTGATGAGATCTGGCCAAATTTTGTTGATTGTGGGTTCACCGACTCCGCAACGAAGGTCCTGTTTGATAATCCTTTCAATAACGCTGGCATCTTTTGCATGAAGCGACTCCAAAATAAAAGTTAAGTGATCAATAGCAGCATTTCCGGTTTTGTTACGAGAGGCGAATTCATTTTCCAACTCAAGAATTGCCCAGGACAAATCTGCAGTAATAATTGTCTTTGTAGAATATTTGGGAATTTTTCGAATGTAATAACTTATCATCGGATCATACGCCAATCGAAATACATTTCTAAGTAATTCATTATTGGCATGTCGCCGAAGAATAGCTTCCTTCGCAAGACGCGAATTATTTGCAGCAAGAGATTCTAAAATTTCAAATACCGTATTCATATTTTAAATCACTTTCAATATATCTCATTGCGAAAACACTTTGGGCAAGCTCTCTACGTATTTCATTATCATTATCATAAACAGCAATAACAAATACTTTTAGCTGATTATCATACCAAGTTTTAATTATAAATGAATTCGTATTTCTTGTCATTTTTCAATTTACGCTTGTAAGTATTCTTTTTGAGAATTACTCTCATTCTATATTTAGGGGTTCTTAAATCTTTTGCTACTAAATTTCTATTGTTTATCTTCGTGTTCATAACATTTCCTTTACATAATCATATTATATAATAAAATGATAACCATGTCAAGAAAAGGGTTGCTTATTTTTTAAGCATGAAAGGGTTGTACTTCTGATTTAATTCCAAATGCAACATTACAATAATCATGTGGCATTTTTTCAATTTCTATTTTTGCAGCCTCTAATTTTTCTAAATTATCAAAAACACCAATGAGTCTATTTTTTCTAGATCTACCAATCTTATCTAACCACTTTGCTTCTAAAATGTAAAGAATCTTCATACTATGCAACTTTATTCATAGTAGTTAGATTAGTAATTGTTTGGTACAACGTTTCAAATTCTTCATGTGCTTCTACTTCAGAATTAAAATTTTGTTTGTAGTATGTTTTTACCATACGACGAAAAGTCTTTTTGTTTAAATTTTGGGCATCGCAAATACTATTAATGGATTCTCTAATAAAATCTCGCTCAGCATCAATACGAGTCATTGAACCACTGATTTCTTTCATACAATCAAAGATTGCCTTTCGATCTGCTGGACTGCTAGGTATCATTTATTATCTCCTCATTGAAGCGAAGTCCTTCGCTTGTGTTTCACTAAAAACAGGTTGTAGACAAGACTTGTGGACAATGGATACACCGAGTACTTTATCTCCAGTATAAATAGGATTTTCTTTTTTTGCTCCGATGCCTAAGCCAGTATCAAGACTTGGGAAGTATTGCGTCTCTCTGCCAGGAGGAGGCCCAAGTTTAGGTATAGATTTTTTTAAAGAGCCAGATTGTACTACTTTAGTAGTTTTATTAATCTCGTTCTGAAGATTTTGCCAAGATTTTTTTAGTTCAAGATCAAGTTTTTTTGCCGCAGCCGAAGCATACTTTACTTTTTTACGTTTAGAACCAATATTATTTAACCATGGACCAACTAAAGACATGTTTCACCTCTCAATAGTAAAATTATATTATAAATGCGTTAGTTTTTCTTGTCAAATGCTCGATATTTGTGATAGTAAAAATTTCTAGAGTCAAAAACGTCATCTTTTGGTATATTGTAGTGGTTTTCCCACTCAGTTGTCGAATCTTTCGGTTCAACTACCGGTTTTTTACCGAAAATTATACGTTTGAACCAACCAAAGGGTCGGTTTTTACCTCCTGTTTCGACTTTTTTAAAGAATTCTCCGAAGATTTGGGCGGAAGCATGCCGGGAAATGCTTCAGATACCAATTCATATGTTAAAGATTTATAAAGTTTTGTTAAATTCTTGTCCTTCATATGATTTAATAGATCTGCTTCTTTCCAATGAATACCTTCTAGCATTTGTATCCATAATTGTTCACGTTTTACCTTACTAACGTTGACATCGTGTCGAAGCCAGATATACATTCTTCTAAATTCTGTAAATAGATTTGTCTCAGAATAACCATCTGGTGTTCTATCATCTCTTTTGAAAGGGGGCGCGCCCTCGGGCAATAACAATTTGTATTGAGGTATGAAGTTAATCTCCAAAATACCTCTTAGTACTTGTGAATCATATCTACGTAATACATCTATTTTGGCTTGTTTGGTTTTTTGTTTTTCGATTTCTTCAAAAATTTGCGGAACACTGGTCTTGTTCATTAAAATTCCTCTACTAATTCCATCATATTCTTCATTCTATTCTCTATAAAATAGTTTAGAAGCATACTTTTATTTTTTATGGGTTGGTTTTCGAAGTTATTTATCACTGCTTCTTTAATACCGATTGGAATGCATGTAAAATCTACTAGAAGTTTATTTCTATTAAAATTTTTAACAAAATTCTCATCAGATGGCATTGACTCTGGATTTTTTATCCACTCTTGTAATTTTTTTGCTGATATTGGTTTTTGTCTTTCTCCGTTAACGAGGCAGTTGTCATCTGAGAATACGTTTGGAATTCCATCCCCTTTGTCACCCCTGATAATATGTTCCACCACATAATTCTTCGCTGTTGTATCTGGCTTAACATATTTTTTCTGAATCGGTGAAAATTGTTTGACATTTTTATATCTTTGTAATTGAATAAAATCATGATCACCCGAAATAACTAAAAATGGTTTCGGATCTCCATCATAGAAGGGAGAAGTATTTGTTAAATCATTTACCTGAGACCACTCTGCTAAAACAGCAATGACATCGTCTGCCTCCGCCCCATCTACGTTTACTACCTTGTAGGGAAAGACATTATCAATTTCATCTCTTATTCTATTTAAAGTTTCAAAAATTAATTTCCAATCTAATCCAGATTCTTCTCTAGCTTTTTTGCGGCCCGCTTTGTAATACGGAAATTCTGCCTTGCGCCAATATTTTATGTTATCACAAGCAATTACCAAATCACCATATTCACTGCCAAATTTTTGCTTATATCCTCTTAAAGAATTTGCAATCATGTGTCGTAACAGATTAACATTAAGTTCTACATCTGTTCTATTGCCGATCTCAGCCATTAAGTTGGAGATAGCGGTTTGGTTGAAATCAACAACAATCATAAAACCTCAATTAAGTAATTGTAATACTGTCTAATACATTGGGTGAGGTAAATACATTACCCGAAATAGTGACATACGAATTTCCATTCGCATATATATTTTGTAAATACTCGGTGGCCTGCGTTATTGCAGAAAAAATATTTATGTTAGTCCCAGAACCAATTAATTCAAAAGACAAAGTATCATAACTTAAGTTGCCTAATAAATTATTTGATAATACTACAGTATTATTTGATGTATAATAACCAACGACAGTAGTATTCGGGGCAACATTAGTGCCAGTCACAAACTGGCCAACAATAACATTAGTGACATCGGGAACACTAACGCTTTTATTATTAGATGTTCCTAATCCTGAAAGATTAAACAATCCATCTACAGAACCAAAAGAGGTACCGGTAAAATCTTTCAATGTCAAAGCCAAAACGTCGTTACCGCATCCGCTAAGTAGTTGAAACAATATTTGATTAATATAGGATGTCACTGCATTTTTTATAAACTGCTTATTGAATATATTGTTAAAGCTAAGTTGAATACTTGTAATAGATGTTCTTAGATCAGTTATACTGCCTTGAAGATTCGAAAATCCTGTGCCATTGGCCAGTGCAGTTTTTAATGCATTTAAAATATTAGATTTAGTTAAAGATTGTACTAATGTTTGTAAGTCTATATCTGGTACATTTTTATTCGGTGTACAACCATTGCCCAATAAATCTTGAAGAGAACATGTCTGTCCTCCGGACTCTGGAGTGACACCTGATAACTTATTTGTTATATTTAAGTATTCTACTAATTGTGCATCTAATGCAGTTAGCTCATCTAATTCTGCGCCTGTCGCTGTTTGTAATCTTATGGCCACTTCTGCTCTTAAAGCATTAATGGAAGCGGCAACAGGATTTTTCAAAAACTGCCCAGCAAGTTCTCTTGCCAGCTTTTCATAATCATTAACATCTTTAGTTACAGCTTGTATTCTTGAAGAGATTTCATCTATTACTTGTTTTATCTGAGATAGTTCTGAAAACAAACTAGATCTCATAGAAACAGATGGCATACCCTGTGTCAATTGTGTATAAACTAATTGAAGCGGATTACCTCCAAGTTGAGACAATATTATTCTTATAAGTTGACAATAAGATAATTTAATTGATGCCATGCCAACCTCTTAAAATTATTATTTATCTTATTTTATAACTTTTACAATTAGCATATCTACATTTACTCTGCCATTTACACTTCCGCCTTTTGTCTTGATACCTTCCATAAACTTTCGAAGTTGTACTTTGCCGGCACTAAGTAATTCTTGAATCTGTTCTGCAGGTTTTCTCAAAGTTTTTGCCTCAGATATCTCTGGATCATAATTTTGCAAAGATGACCCTTTAATCTGAAGGCCTTGCCCAGAGTCAGTTCTATATACTGTTAGTTTACGATTCTTTGTATTAAAGAGCCAGACTGCAGAAGCACCTACAATATCCATTGGATTCACTGAACTAATATTGAGTTCTTCATCTTTAATTTTATACTTTAGATTTTTAATCTGTTGTGCCGGAGTCTTTTGGCGAATTGTACGAGGCTTTCGATTTGCTTTCTTGAATGCGCCGTATTTTTCACAATCTTGAACCATTGAAGCAAAAAACTTTGCTACATTCTTTTTTGCTGCTTTAGTGTAATGAGAATATGCTTCGTTTAACTGAGCATCTTTGCTTTCAGTGATTTCGATCCATTCACTTAATTTTTTCTTTGCCCACTCTTCAATCTTGGGAATATATGCCTGTGGAATTTCTTTTGCTTTCATGTCTGCTTCTAATGAAAACTCAGTTCCTTCGGAAATATAGCTATCATAAGTTCCCTCCAAGGTGCCAATGTATGCAGAGATTTTTTCATTCATTGTATCTTGAATGGAGAGTCTGTTAGAAACTATAACAGTTTTTTGATTCGCGGGCATTACCGTTTTTAAAATAGTATTGATATAGTTGTTGAAACTATCGACATGAAAGTCGCTTAGCTTCGCGCCTCTTTGTAAAATTCGAGCAATCCAACCAAAAGTAGGTCTGATGTCTTTATCGCTTATCTTGTCAAAGTCTTTTAGATCTTCTGATCTGTTTTTTCTGATATATTCTCTGATGAATTTTCGAGCATCTGCCTTGTTTCCATCAATAGAATACCAATTCATTGCAGTAATGAACTTTGTACTGTATTTTTCAGTGCCAGCAACGATCTTAGTCGCATCTGGTTCAACCCCAACTACCGCAGTTTTTGGATTTGCTACTTTTTCTGCACGAGTCATTTTTTATCTCCTAACATAAACATATTATATTATCATTTGAAACTCGTGTCAAGCAAATTATAACTGAATACCAAACTCCTCTTGTATATGTTTGAAAATTTTAGCAAATCTGACATCAATATGATGGTTTTCAAACATTATCTTGTGTCTCGCTTTGATACCAGCAACACCACCATCGTCGAATTTTTTTATTGCCCTATTTACAATGGGAATTGGATCGGCAATATCATGCACATCGTAAAACACACAAAAATCCTCGAAGTCTTTAATGTGTTCATTTCCTTTTAAAGTACGAGGAATAATGGGAATACCACCAGTAAAAATTGCATCATAAAGTCTCAACGGTAAATCATTGAATACTGGAACAATCCAATGGGCTTTGTAGCTGGTCCATTCATCAAGTCTTGATTTTGAGTCTCTGTCATGATACAAAGGTTCTATCAGGGCAACTTCTTTGTACACTCTATTGATTTGTTCAATGACACCATTACGATAAGGAAAATGGTCGTATCTAAAATGATGTCCAAGAGGTTCATTCTTTCTCTCTAACTTTGTAATGGTCTTGATATTTTTCTTTGCAAATTCTCTGCTCCATTGTAACGTGGCACAAGCAATTGGTCCATACATTGAGGAATTAAATTTTGAAATAACGTTTACATTTTCAGTGTGTGCTGGAATGTAGACATCAACCAATGCAGCTGCCATTGTAGACAAAGATACCCAATGATGATTATCATAATCCCAGCAGACAAACAACGCATTTGGTGCTTTGCGTCGTAACGAATGGTAAAGTTCTGAACTATTCTTATAGTTAATTGTATTGTTTTGTAACACAACAATGGACCAATCATCAATGTTTTGATTTTCAAAATAATTAATAAAATCAATTTTGAAAGGCATAACAACATTTTCATAGCATACATGTTGTGTCATGTATACTTTGCCGGTAAAATTATTTTTAAATTCTCGTTGCAGTTGTCGATATCTATTTTCTTTACCGTAGTTCAATTCAACAAGTAAATTGTTTTGAGTGACAGCAGCTGCATGCCATACTGACTTTGCCGTCTCCCCTCGTAAATAATCTATCGCTTCATCTTTACTATTAAAACGTAATTCTTTAGTATTATTATTCATTTTGTTTATTCTTGTAATGAGTATATTTTATCATTGTCTAAATCTAAGTAGGCAATTAGAATTCCATCTCGTTTAATCAAGTATTGCGAATTAGCAAACAACAATTCTGCTCCATCGAAATCAAATTCATACAAACCGACGTAAGTTTTTTTTTGTAAATCAACATTCTGTAAACAAGCATTCAATTCATCAACTGATATTTCGATACCAACTCCCATTTTTAAATATTCTTTATCATAATGCAACATACTTAGATCCTTTTTGTTAAAATTAAAAAACCTTCTTCTTCAGTATAAATACTCGGTTCCCAATTGGTATATTTGTTAATAAAATTGAAATTTAGTTGTTCACCAAAAATATCTCTGCCTTCCCAATTGCCACAACCCCAATTAGATTCCATGTACACTCGGGCATCATCACAGACAATGTAATCATTTGAATCTTTTCTATGTTCATATATTACATCAAGTTCAGTCTCAAGTGGAAAGTTCAAATCAAATTTTTGATTCTTAACATTATCTCCAAGCTTGTATTCGCCGGTAAGCGGAGAACCATCAGTATCATCATAAAGATTTGGTAGATGGGCATCAAGAAAGAAAAATATACTTTCTTCTTTAGGTAGACTGGGTATTATGATTTTGAGAAAATCTAATGAATTAGCAATCATGAGAGTTGTATCTGGATCATTGTCAACAACGTTAAAACGTTTTCTACATGTATTAATCATATTGGGATTGATATCACAACTGTAAATTCTATCATAACCATATACTTTCATAGTATTGATACTGTCACCATTGTAACAACCGGTTTCAACAAAAATATTTTGTTTATATTTCTTTTTGATATTTTCAATTGAATTGCACATCAAGTCAAACAGAATTAAATTAGCCATAAGATTCCTATAATGTAATTACTACGTAATATTTATAAACTGCAGTATAATAGTAGCATCGGTTTTTATTCAAAATTTCTGTACAATCTTTTATTATTGAGCCTTCTTCAG